CTGCAATGGCTTAGTAACGTGACCTGCAGCGTCAACTAAAATAGCATCACCATTAAAGTTATTACCAGCCAGTTCTGCTAGATCACTTTGTCTACTCATTAGGTTATCTCCATTACCGAAAGTATTACGTCCGTAGCTCCACTACCTATAACTATAATTTCATCAGTAGTAGCTAATACTATCTTACCGTCAAGCACCGAGAGAGATGAACCTGCAGGTATAGGAGCATTAGTAATAATCTCAACCGCTTGGTTAGCTTCGTTGTTTGCACCAGACATATTTGCTGTATCTGTATTTATTGTTACTGTAGCTGTTGTCTGCGAGGTTGTTGTGTTACCAAGTGTCAGCCCCAGTATAACTGCAGTTGTTGAACTCGCTACTGTGTAAATTACATCAGACGATGTTACACCTGCTTTAGTTACTAGTTTAAATGTATTAGCCATTGTTTTCTCCTATATCAACCTAAGGCAATCGCCAAAGCCGTAATGTCACCTGTTGTTGCAACAGTACCAGTAACGGCGGGTAATGTCAATGTTACATCCGCCGTAGATGCTGGACCTATTAGTTTTACTGAGTTATTTCCATTGTCTGAGTCTTCAAAGAATGATACAAATCCAGCGGTAGTACTTCCGTTCTTTACAGACAAACCTGCATTAGCTACTGGAATAGCTGTAAAGGTAGCTATGCCATCTACTTGCAATGTGGACGCCATATCTACAGCGCCATCTATATCTACCACATCTAAGTTAGAAGTACCTGCAACATCAATAGCACCACTAATATCTAAAGTGGCTGCATCTAACTCGCCAGTTATGGTGAAGTTACGAATACCTGTGTAGTCTTTGTTAGAGTCAAGTATAACAGCCTTAGATGCTACAGCAGTACCGACAGCAGTGCTACCAATGTCTAGTGCGTTTAATTCGCCTACAACTGCAGTAATACCGTCTAATGAGTTTAGTTCTGCAGCGGTACTAGTAACACCATCAAGTATATTAAGTTCTGCAGCAGTAGATGTTACGCCATCCAAAATGTTTAACTCTGCTGCAGTACTAGTAACCCCATCTAAGATATTAAGTTCTGCTGTGGTAGAAGTAACACCGTCTAACAAGTTTAGTTCTGCAGCTGTAGACGTCACCCCATCTAAGATGTTAAGTTCTGCTGTTGTACTTGTAACACCATCAAGAAGGTTTAACTCTGTAGCTGTAGATGTTACTGCTACATCCTCGTTAATTTTAGGGGACGTTAAAGTCTTGTTTGTGAGTGTATCTGTAGATACTCGTGACAATAAAGTTGAGCTAGAACCTTCTGGTAATAACATAGTATTTGTAGCACTAGCAGAGTGCGGTTGTGCTTGGACTGTTTGACCGTGGCTGTTGCTTTCACAGTTAAATACAATTTTGGCTGAGTTAGTATTGCCTCTCACAACTACTGCACCAGTACCATGAGGTGCTAGGTCTATTGTAGCATTAGAAAGTGTAACAATATCTTTACCGTTCATGTCTAGGTTACCACCTAGCTGTGGGGTAGTATCTTCTACAATGTTAGCTAAGTCTGAACTTGAACCAGTACCAGCAAGGATAGTACTTCTAGTAATCTTTTTAAGTCCACCACCAGAAGTATCAAGGGCTAAGAATACATCATCATTAGCTGCAGTACTTATCTCAGTTAGATCACCTATTGTACTGTTACTTACGTCAAGAATATTTAGTTCTGCTGCAGTACTTGTAACACCGTCGAGAATATTTAGCTCTGCTGTAGTAGAGGTTACACCGTCGAGAATGTTTAACTCTGCTGTAGTAGACGTTACGCCATCAAGTATGTTTAACTCTGCAGCGGTGCTGGTTACACCGTCAAGTATGTTTAACTCTGCTGTAGTTACATTAGCACCATCTAGTATTTCTAATTCTGCTTCTGTAATAACAGCACTGCCTATAGTAAGACCACCTACAGTAGCCACACCTGTTACAGCTAGTGTGCCTGCCACCGTAGCATTTACATCTACATCAAGTGTATCAATGTGTGCAGTACCGTCTATGTAAAGATCACGCCACTCTTGACTTGCAGAACCAAGGTCAAATGTACTGTCTGTGTTAGGAATAATACTTGAGTTTACGTCAGCACCAAACACAACGTTATCAGCGGCTGAGTCACCAAGAGTAAGCGTACCACCATTAAATGTTGTAGTGCCAGTTACTGTAGCATTGCCTGCAACTGTAAGATTACCACCTACAGCTAAGTTACCTGAAATGTCAGCAGCACCATTGATATCAATAGTAGTAGCAGCAATCTGTATCTCTGTGTCGGCTACAATGTCTAGCTGACCATCTGCACTAGAGTTAATAAAGATAGCAGTATCACGAAACTGTATCTTCTCTGTAGTAGCAATAAGTATGTCATCAGAAAACTCAAAGTAGTCCTCATCTTCCATCCACTTTAATACACCATCATTACTTTCGCCATCAAAGGTTACTGTAATGTCTGTGCCTGAAGCACCATTACCCAACGTAAGGGAAGTACCAAGCAGCTTAGTAATAGGGCCACCCTCTGCAGTAGTACCATCATGCGTATGCCCAGTGCTTGCAGCAAAAGCGGCTAGAAGCTGGTCAAATTCATCATTAGTATGATCCGCTGTAATGGTATCTCCATCTGCGTATGTTGATTGTCTTGTGTATGTAGCGCCCATCTAACGTCTTGCTCCTAATTGATACTCTAGCTGAAATCCCTTAAGGGAGTAAGGATTGCTTTGCCCGTCATCTTCTACCCTTAAAACAACAGAAAAACCTGAACCTTCTACTGACTGCCTATCAAGAGGTTCTTGACCACCTCCATAAGCAAATTGAGTTGTACTAGAAGTTGTACTATATTCTGCAGTACCATAGGATGCTGCTAAATTAGATGTGTCAAAAGGGTATACCGCTGGCCTTGAAGAGTCTCTATTTTCGTTATCATATCTTACAAATAAATCTGTGTCAATACTTCCTTCAGGCTTGTAGTTAATAATAACTTTTTGCATATGTTTACGTATGCCGGGGTCACCAAAAGACATATCAGGACTTCTATATTTGCCTGCTATAATTGTACCATCAAAAGTACTTCCTACTTCTTGTCTTTGTATAAACCCACTACTGTCACCATGAAGTACAATCACATCCCCTGCTTCAACAAAGGAGTCGGTACAAGTAGTTTGTAATCCTAGTAGAGTTGAAAACTCAAAAGCTTCTTTCTTAAGGACACAGACTGCCCCCCTAGAAAGACTTTCTGACTGTCCATCCTTATTAAAGAATATTCTATACTGTGTTTTATCTGGTATAACTACGCTGTCAAAAGAACCTGCGTCCCTAATATTTTCATCAAATATAGATTGAATGTTTTTACTAATTGTACCAAGCTCTGTGTCACCAATACGTGCAGTAGCAGCAACAGTACGTAATCCATCAGGGCCAAGGAAGATCAAGTCACCCGCAAATTCCTGTACGGTAAAGCTATTAATGCAACCAATGTTTCTTGTTACTGGTTCCACTGAAAAGTCACTAAGAGTTGAGCCTGTAAGTTTAAATATTCTATTCTCACAAAAGATAAACAGACTGTTACGAAAAACTTTTAGTGCAACTACTGTATCGTCAACCTTAATACTACCTGCACCATCTCCCGCATTAAAACCATCTTCATCAAAAGGCTCACTAAAAACTATCTCTTGTGGTGTAGTAGATTTACCTGCGTAAAACATATGATTTCTATATGCAGCTACAACAGTAGAACCTGCTACTGAACTTGCACTAACATCTGATGCAGTCATAGAAGAGTTAAATATTACTGGAGCATTAACCCCATCTACACAAATAAGTTTTTCGTTGCCATCAAAGTTGTAACGTTCAAAGTGATACTTAGTAGCATTAGTTCTGCCTGTATCTCTTTGTGTCCAAGCCTCAGATAGTACATCACTTTTTATGTGTGCTGCTGCAGTAGTGCTTGAGGTAGCTCTAGTAACACCTGTAAAAGAACTTGAGGTAATACCTGTATAAGTAAAGATTTCAGAGTTGATCTGTAGAGAGCCACTAGAAGAAAACCCTGAAGTAGAATTAACAGTAATTTGTCCAGCACCTGTCATAGCTGTATTTGAAGCAATACGAATTGTTAGCGTAGTAGAAGCAGAAGAGTAAATTCTTTCTCCTCTAGCAGCTACTACTTTGTTTGCAAATAAAGTAGACATTAAAGGCTCTTCAGCAGTACTATTTGTAATAGGAACTACTTGATTTATAAATTTACTAAAGCCATTAATTCTACGATAACCACCTGAGATGTCAGGCTCAAAGTTTTCTAATTCTATTGCCTCTCCCGGTTGCATTAAAAAACTAGAACGGTTTAAAACTAAACCGCCCTCACAGTTAAATGCTACAGGTTGTACTTGAGAACTGTCTGGCATTAAAAAGGCACTCCAGAGGTAGGCATTGTTATAGCTGTGGATCTAATATAATCATACTTAT